TACGAATCAAAATTCAAAAGTACTTGTAACACTAGACAACATTATTCAATCTCCTCTTGTATCTACTGCAGTAACCACTCATCTTGAAAACGAAGTATTCACTACTAGTGATATTATCGAATTTGCAGGAATTACCTCATTCTTTGGTGGAGACTTGATTAAAGTTGGTAATGAGATAATGAAGATTGAAGGTATTGGTGTTGGAAATACAAATACCATAAGAGTACGTAGACAATGGTTAGGAACATCTCTTGCTGGATATAGTACAGGTGATGTAGTAACCAAGGTTATTGGTAATTATAACATTGTAGAAAATACTTTAAACTTTGTGGAAGCACCTTATGGAACTCTTCCAATGAGTTCTACTACTAATCCACCTGATTCTAGGGACTGGGTTGGAATAGCAACAGGGTCTCATTTCCAAGGAAGATCATTTATGCGTTCTGGTATTCCTAATACTGCACAAGAAACATATGCTCGTAACTATGTCTTTGATGATATTTCATCAGGATTTACTGGAACAGAAAGAGACTTTGTTCTAACTTCTGCTGGAGGAACTGTAACTGGTATTGAAAATGACAATGCTATTATCTTAATAAATGATGTCTTCCAAGGACCAGGAATACAGTATGATTATACTTTAGAAGAATCTGGTTCAACAGGTATTACAACTATATCATTTACTGGAACTGCATCATCAATCGCATCTGATGTCAATACTTCTAATCTTCCAGTTGGTGGTGTTATAGTTTCAGTAGGTTCTACTGAAGGATTTGGATATCAACCATTAGTCGCTGCTGGAGGAACAGCAGTAGTATCTGCAGCAGGAACAATCTCATTAGTCTCTATTGGTAATAGTGGTTCTGGTTACAGATCTGGTATTCAAACAACAGTTAATGTTGGCATACAAACTGAAAGTCTAGCAGGTGTTAATATCGTTTCTATCGGAACAGCATCAATTTCAAATGGAAATATTGTTGGTGTAGCAGTTACTAACTCTCAGGTCTTCTATGCCCCAAGAGTTGTTGATAATGCAGTATATAACAATTCTACTGGAGAGTTGGTTGTAACCACTTCTGCTGCTCACGGATTAAATGTAGGTAGTGAAGTATTGGTATCAGGAATAGCATTTACTTGCACATATTCAAGTTCTGCTCCAAGAAATCTATCCAACTTTGTTTATGATAATGT